AATGCAGATGGAAACCCAGAGTATCAAGGTATAGACCAAAGTAAACTTGTAGCACTTCTTGTTAAAACAATACAAGAGTTAGAAGCTAGGATAACAGCATTGGAGGGTAAGTAATGACCTCAACATTAAAAACAGATACATTAACAGGCGTAAGCACAGCAGGGTCAATTTCTGTCACAGGAGAGGGTAACTCTACAGCTACCAACTTACAACAGGGTTTGTCTAAATGTTGGGTAAAGTTTGATGGAACAGCTTCTTCAAGTCACATAAATGATTCATTCAACACATCAGGTTTTAATGACGTAACAACTGGAGATTATATAATTTCCATAGCTAATAATATGAACTCCGCTCATTTTTCCACAACAAGTTCTATAGGTAACAATAGTAGTAGCAATGCAGGAATTAATAGACAAGAACAAACGGGTTCAAATGATTCAGGCACATTCCATTTTGAAAGTACTGAAAAAGGAGACACATCAGACTCTAATGCAGACGTAGCGGGGTGTAGTTCAACAATCCACGGAGATTTAGCATGAGCAAATTAAAAGTAGATACACTAGAAGGTAAAGCGTCCGCAACAAGTATTACTCTACCCACAACTACAAATATTGGTTCAACGCCTTTGGTAAGTGCTTCTGCAAACTCTATGACAATTAAGGGTGAGGGTTCTGAAACTACCAATATACAACAGGGTTTGTGTAAAGCGTGGGTGCATTGGAACAAACAAGCCAGTCCAGAGAAACAAGATAGCTTTAACATAAGTGCTGTAAATGACGTAAGCCAAGGTAAAACATCAATTAATTTCAATAACGATTTTGTAAATAATGATTATGCTTGTGTCATGTATCAGAATGGTCATACAGGAGTTGGTACAGGAGATTTTAATAATCAATCTGCAGGAGGTTTACTGTCGAGAGCTACAGGGTCTGTTGCTTGTGTTGCTTATGATACTGGTCTAGTTGACGCAGGATTAAATGATGTTATTGCTCACGGAGATTTGGCATGACCCCAGAATTTCAAGGAACACATTTATGGAATAGATTAGGATGGGCAAAAGAAAACCTAGAACCTTACAGAACTGAATATTGCATTGTATGGGAAGACCCAGACGAAATAGATGCACCTGCAACGATTACACACCCTGACCCTAACTGGATGGCGTGTGCCTTAAATGGTGGAATACTACCACCTGTATGGGTCTATTGGGAACTCAAGAAGGATGAAGCAAAGCCTGACTTTGTAAAGCACACAAGAGGTTATCTTCTTCACAACACAAAGCCTATAGAAGCAATGACAGAAGAACAGGCAATAGAATATCTCATTCAAAAGGATATACCAGAAAGAGTATGGAGAGAATACGACAAGGCAAACCACAAGCGTTTGCTAATATGTAAGAAAAAGCAACTACCCCAACATCGAACATGGCGTAACGCTTGGAAAATAGACCAACAACTTGTGGCATAGGAGAAAAACATGGCAACCAAATCATTCATAACTGACAAAGATGGTGCAACAATAGATGTGTCTACTGCAACTTTACCATCTGACAGGCACTTTAGAAACGCTTGGAAGATAAGTGGTTCTGTTATTTCAGAAGATTTGACCGAAGCAAAAAAGCTATTTAAAGACAAGATTAGACAAGTGCGAAAGCCTTTACTAGAGGCTGAAGATGTTGTTTATATGAAAGCATTAGAAGCTGATGACGCAACGGCTAAAACTGCGTCTGTAAAGAAGAAGAAAGCCTTAAGAGATGCACCTGCTAATAGTGCTATTGATAGTGCGAATACCATAGCTAAATTAAAATCAGCATGGGATGAATCAACACTAGGAAAGAGTCCATACAGCTAATGACCAAACAAGACATAAGTGCAATATTAATGGAACTAAGCGTCTTAAAAAACGATATGTACCATTTCAGACAGGACATGGAACGTAGGGTTTCACGACTAGAAAGAATAGTTATTTCCATAACAGCCTTTTATGTAATAAGTTCATTTGGGGTAATCTTTAACACTATTGTTCTATGAAGTGACCACAGGGGGGTTAGGAAATGTTTGACCCTGTAAGTATAAGCGCAAGCCTAGCAGTCGCAAGCACCGCTTTTAATGGCTTAAAAAGGGCATTTCACGCAGGTAGAGAGCTTGAATCTATGTCGCAAGACCTATCAAGATGGATGGGTGCAGTTTCTGATATTGATAACGCCCACAAGTCAGCTAAAAACCCATCGTTGTTTAGAAAGGTTATGAATGGCAAAAGCATAGAGCAAGAAGCCATCGAAGCATTTACCGCCAAGACCCAGTTAGAACAACAAAGAAATGACTTAAGAACGTTCATTCAATACAGTCACGGACAGTCTAAATGGGATGAATTACTGCGAATGGAAGGTGATATTCGCAAGAGAAGACAAAAGGAGGTTTACGATAAACAAAAACTTAGGGAAAAGGTTATCACTATTGTTGCACTCATTGTCGTTCTTAGTGTTGGTGTCGCTATACTTGGTCTTCTTATCTACTCCCTTATGGGACTCGACAGGGGATGGTTTGACTAAATGTGTAAGGAAGCAAGGCGGTCAAGAAACATTTGAATGGTTATGCGTAGAAGGGGAAATAATATATTTAGCTAAATCCGACAACATAAAAAACTGTTATACTTGTTTTCTAAAAAAGTTTAGCGAATGGACTTGGGAACAGGAAAAAAGAAAAGGGATTAGAGAAGACCCAAAGTATGTAACGTGTAGGAGATATAAAAGAGTGACAGCAAAAAGCGGACAACAAGTGTGTTTATACAGGGGTGCAAACAATACCTATACTTTAGTCGTTGAGGGTCAATGCCCTTCAGAATATCGTTGTATATATGACCCTAACGGAGAACCGCCCAATATAGATAGCGTTGTAGATTCACTAAATAAAAGTTTTAAAAAATGACACAAAAGAAACTAGAAAAAGATTCAAAATATAACGAAATGGACGCTAACAAAGATGGTGTAATTTCCGATATAGAAATTGATAGTTGGCAACAAGCCGAAGAAGTCAAAAGAATAAACAGAAAACAGCGACATCAAAGAAACATGGCGTGGGTTGCTTTAGGGTCTATGTTGGTCTTCACAATAATAATGTTCACCCCCTTGATACCAGACTCACGAATAAAACTACTCACAGACCTATCAAACCTATTTTATCTGGCACAAGCAGGAATAGTTGGTGCTTTTATGGGGTTTTCGGTTTTAGATAGAACAGGGGGTAAAAAATGAGTTTATTAGCGTCACTTGTTGAACCAGTCACAGGGTTACTAGATAAGGTGATTCAAGACAAAGACAAGAAAGCACAAATCGCTTTTGAGTTAAGCACGATGGCAGAACGACACGCTCAAGAACTAGCGTTATCACAAATAAAAGTAAATCAAGAAGAAGCAAAAGGTAATTGGTTTCAATCTTCATGGAGACCGCTTATTGGATATATTTGTGCATTTTCACTAATGATAAATTATCTTATATCGCCAATTTGTGCAGGATTTGGTATAGTTATTCCGCAAGCTGATATGTCGGTAATGATGCCTTTATTACTTGGTATGTTAGGAATTGCAGGGATGAGAAGCGTAGATAAAGCGTTCAAAACAGATACAAAGGGGAAATAATATGGCTTTTACATTATCACAGAGAAGTTTAGGACGATTAGACGGAGTAAAGAACCAAATACATTCAGTAGTCACTACAGCCATAGGACTGACGAATTGCGATTTCGGAGTCACTTGTGGACTAAGAAATATTCAAGAACAAGAGGAATTAGTGGCTAGAGGTGCTTCACAAACAATGAACAGTAAGCACTTAACAGGCGATGCGGTTGACGTAGTTGCTTATATTGGCTCAAGGATTTCTTGGGAATTGAACCTGTATGATGAAATAGCAGATGCGTTCAAAGAAGCATCAATAAAAGAAGGTGTTCCGATTAAATGGGGTGGTGCTTGGAGTGTACCAGACTTGCGTGATTGGGAAGGTACAGCCGAAGAAGCAAGGGAATCTTACATAGACCTAAGAAAAAGTCAGAAAAGGAAATATTTTTTAGATTGTCCTCATTTCGAGCTAAGTGTTTGATTTTATTGAATAAATCCCAGGGAACAAAGACATGAAAAAACAAATATACATGAAGCTTTATGACTTCTTCTCAAAGATAGCGAGTTATTTTCTTAGAAAATCATTGAACCAAAAAACCAAAGGGGGGTATCATGGTACTAACACCAAAACAAAAAAAACTACAAAAAGGACTACAGCAAGCAATTCAAAAAAGCCAAAAAAAGGGTAAGAAAAAGAAAGGAAAAAAGTAATGCCATATCACACAGGAAAACATTCTAAAGGAATGAAGAAGAAGAAGAAAACCAAAAAGATGAAAAGAAAAAAGCGTTAGATGGTTTTAGTAAAATCCATAAAAAAGTTCACTAAGGACTTAACACCCAGACAACGCAAGACCATGAATAACCATGCTAGGCATCATTCTATAAAGCATATGAAAGAAATGGCTAAAGACTTAAAGTCTGGAAAGACGTTTGCACAAGCACACACAAGAGCAATGCAGAAAGTCGGAAAATGAATGGGTTTACAACAACAGCTACTATTTCTGAGCTTATAGACAAAAGACCTATAGGACGTAAAAGAAAACGCACCAGAAAGAATAAAATGCCCTACAAAGGCAATTTAAAGGCAGTACAACGGCTATTGCCAATAAAAAGGGTGAACTACTAGGGGGATAACTAAGAACGCACAGGAACGTTCATTTCAATTATCTCTTTTACTTGGTCTAAACATTCAGTAACTCCACCCTTGACGATAAAGTGAGGTGTACCCATAGCTTTAGACTGCACCGCCCAGAGCTTTTGTGTATCCGAAAGCCTACCTTTTTCATTCTTCAACTCAATGTAAAGCACACGCCCTTCTGGATATTCTACAATAATATCTGGACAACCAGACTTCAGACCCATCTTTTTCAGCTTTAAATGATAGCCTATAGACTTTCTACCTTCATTCGGAACATGGAAATGGCGAAAATGGTAGTATTTACACAGGTAATTTAGGTAATCATTACAGGCTATTTGTATGTCTGATTCTTTTGTCATAAGGGGTAAGTTCTAAGTTTTAATGAGATTGCACCCATTTAAGTTATAAAATTTACCCCCTATGTATACAAATCGAATTGGAGTTCTGTTTGTATATTCCGCTAGTCTTAGAAGGAATATTATAAAAATACCAATAAAAAACCAATAAAACAAGACTTTAAAAAATTAGTGAAAAAAATAGTTGTTGACAAAACCTAGAAAGTATGTTAGGTTTAATTATAAACAAAAACAATATTGGAGTTCTAAATGAGATTAATTTATAACGATGGTGGCAGACAAGACTCTGGCAGAAAAGGCACAGCAGGAGATTGTGCTGTTAGAGCTATGGCGATTGCTCTTAATCTTCCCTACGATGTTTGCTACAAAGAGATTGCACAAGCAAATAAAGATTTTGGGTTTGCTAAATCGGCTCGCAACGGAGTTTACAAAGATGTTTATGAGTACGTTTTGCGTAAACATGGGTGGATATGGTGCAAAGCTCCAAAAATTGCAGGAAGAAAAGCACGTTGTTCTGACGTTCCAATTAAACCTGCTATTTTGCGAATGGCAGGACATTATTCAGCTTTGCTTGATGATGGCATAAACGATATTTGGGATTGCCGTTTGAAAATGGTCTATGGATATTGGGCAAAGCCTTAAACTTCATTAACCATAATAAATTAAGGGGGATTCGTTCCCCTTTTTTTTTGTAAATTTTTTCATTTTTATTGTTGACATTTAATAACCTAGCTTATATTCTAGGTTTATAGACGTTAATAATAATAATAAATTGGAGTTCAAAATGACAAATTTACAAAGACATATAGATGATGCCCTTGAGTTATCTTCTAATGGCTACTTCTTTTCTAAATCACAACAGAAAGAAGCTTTAGACCATCTAAACAGAGCATTTGACGCTATACGCAACACTCAATGGGATGGTGAATTGATGCAGAAATCAACACCAGAAGAAAGATGGGAATTGAGTTGCGATATCCCTTCAAGTTTACATTTGGTCAAAGAAAAGCATAGGCACATTTTTGCAAAGCTTTCTATGGATTGCGATACA